TACGCTGCCACAGAGCAACGGAAAGTTAGTGAAGAAGAAGTCATGCGAAAACTTGAAGACTCCTATCAGGCTTCAAAGACAACTGCTGATTTCAACTCTCCTGACATCGGAGGTGGTAAAGCAGACGATGATGAAGATCCGATGAGTTACTTCGCAAAACTTGCTGATAGTTAATGAAGTACAATCAAATCTGCTTGACTCTTTTGGTCGTAGCAGCGTACATCAATCTTCTGAGGGGGTAATACCCCTCTTTTTTATTGATAAATTCTAACGTCGTCGCCTCTTACCAAATTGGCTTTGACATATTGAGTGCTTCCTTTTCTATATCTCATAATCTCTACAAGATTTTCAATAGCGATATTGATATAGCGAGGTTGGAGTAAGAATATATTTCTCTTCTGCCTTTGAATGGATTCCTCATATTCATAGTTTGAAACTGATGTCAGAATGTCTTCCTTCGCAACCATTGCTCCTGTATCAGAGTATTGGAAAGTGAAGTCAGATGGAACTGTCAGTCCTGCTGGTAGCATTGTTCTTCCAGCAGTATCCTTTATCTGTTTGGTTTCGTAATGGTGTACGGAATTAAAGTTGCCTTCGTTACTATACTTCTGTGTCATGTAGTTGGAGAATGTCTGTTGTGACATTGGCCATTCTTCAATTGTATTAATTATATTGTTTGACAACAAGACAACCCAATCATAATATTGACTTCCGTAGATCTTATAGGCAACTTGGTCTGGTCTCTCATCACCAATAATTTTATACTTGGTGAAGTTAGTTAGATTGTTAAAGATCGCTGGATTGATCTTTGCTCTTCTGAATATGTTTTTAACAGTGATGTACTGTCCCAGAGTAGCATCTGGAAATCTGCTAACATATTCAAAGTCGGGAACGTACTGGAAGAAAGGTGTTGCCATTTTAGTAACTCATGTTGTCGTCTTCTTGTTTGATCTCATCAGCATAGATTGGTTCCAGTTCACCGAACTGTAATTGAATCTCATAACAAGTCATTGAACCATCAGGGTATGTCATGTAGGCACCATCAGGACCATAGTTGACATTAAAATTTGTCAAAGCACATGGTTTAATCTTATTCATGTACGGGTGTGGTCCTTGTTTGCTCGGTGGAGTTGTGCCACCATAGATGTATTCAAGCTTGTAGACATTAGGAGCCTGTAGGAAGAGATCACTTGGTGATCTCCGTGGTGCCATATTTCTCTTGAAGGATTTGATGATGTTTTTGATAACAATAGATTCAGTTCTGGTTCTTGGTGTGAGTCGGAAGTTGAAGTTGAATGTTCTTAGTCTAGGACCATTGAACAAGAGTTCAAGGTTTGGATTCAAAACAGTACCAGTCGCTCTGCTGAAGATGTTGGCACCAACTGCCTGACCAGCGAAGTAAGCACTAAGCGCTTTTGCTGTGTTGGGGTCATTCATAAAGTTCTTGATGTCTTCAATACCACCTTGAAAAGTTTTTACAAGTTGATCCATGCTCAAATTACCAATGGATTCAATCGCCTGGTTGGCTCTATTGCCCAATGCTAATTGTATTGCGTTTGCTTTCTCACCAGCCCAGTCAACTGAGTTTGACTCAGTTATGTTGGGCAGCATAGGCAACATGATCTCTGTAATCTTATCCTTAAAGATTCTTTCAGCAGCACTTGCCCTTCCTGATACTTGCGGGGCGATCTCCCTGGAGCCATCGATTAGTCCTGCTGGAACATATTTGAAGGAAGTAAATCTAATAAAGTCATACCCAAGGTCGGGCATTGATTCTGGATAAATGTATGTCTTCCCTTTAGCAAATTCAAGTGCTCTACCTTGATACGGATCTGAATTGGCGGCAGACATTGCACTAGTTTTAATATCTAGGTCATCATAAAGGTTTATGCCATTATCTCTTGTAAGAAAGTTTGCATCTATTGTATTTGTCCAGTCTTTTGGTTGAGTGCCAAAGGTAGAGGATAAATCTTCTGGTGATAAACCAAAATCACCAAGGTCTATGGTATTATTGTAACCAAGATAACCAGCCTGGTTTAACATGGTATCATAGTAACTCTCTAGGTCATCAGTACCACCCAGAGAATTATCAGGTATATCTTTTTTAGCAGCGTCTACTGTTGCTCCCTTGATCTGAGAATCTAATCTTATCTTCTGTTGGTTACCGTCCTGACCATCGAAGAATTTAGAATATAAATCTGCATCTTGTATTTTAAATTTGTTGGTGGGAGCATCATATGAATAGATGGCAGTATCGCCAGCATCGGTCGTCTCGTTTACATCATAGTTTCCAGTATCTTTATCTGACTTAACGCGCACAGTTCCACTTCCCTTCCTGCCATCATTCTCCTTTGTAGAGAGATTGGGGAAGTCAGTCTCCAGATATCTGCTTGCGCTCGAACGTGCCATGAAAACTTTTACTTTTATTTATCAGGTATAATTGAATTGTTGATATGGAATTGATCTCATGTCCTCTAATTCCAATGGATAGACGAGATGTAAATCATTGTTGCCAACTTCATCCCAAGTATAATTTCTGTAGTCACCCCAGTGGTAATTGATTCCCCTAAATCCCCATTGGTATACTCCGACACAAGCAATCAAAGGGAACTGATCATATTTAAGTTCAGGTGTCTTGGGTCTATAGATGAAGGTGTAGTATCTTCCAACCTGTGGTAAGAGTTCTGTAGTCTCCAAGATGGTCATCAACATGAGGAACATATCATCAGGTTGCCCCTCTGCGATGATATCATCTACGAGGCTTCCTACTCGGTTTGTGTCGCTTATTAGATAATCCTCTTGTTCCATAAGGTTTGATACCCAGTTCGTCCTCGGTGATGATCTTGAACTCTACACCATTATCTTTACAGAACTCTTCTGCTGCTTTCCACTTTGCCTGGTTGACAGCATAGGTGACAGATTCATAAACATATGACTTAGTAACACGTTCACCTTTCTTTGGTGGTTGTGTTTGCTTCTTTGGTTTCACTTCAACCACATACTTCTTGATCCTACCACCAGTCTCTTTCACTTCAATCAGATAGTCTGGATAGTAACGATGGACTCTATTGTCCTTAGGAGAAACATATGGTATGCTAAACTCCTCGGATGCCCATCTCAATATGTTGGGATTGTTATCACACCAGGCACAGAAACGACGCTCCCAAGAACTTCTACAAATGATATTGTTGGGGTTGCCTTGATACTTTTCAGGGTTGGACGGTTTGTAAATAGACTTTATACTTTCGCCCATATATAGTATAACTAATCACGCCTATTTATAGATGGCTGGGACAAGACCCAATGTCCAGAAGACTTCTGATCTCGTAACTAAGATTGGACATCTGGCGAGAACGAATGTATATCAGATTAAAGTACAGGCACCTAGACCTGTCTTGGGTTTCGTTTCAAGCCAAACAGGTATCAAATATAGTGAACAGATTGAATTGTTATGTAGCAGTGCCACTCTGCCTGGCAGTGCCATGGCAACTCATGAGAACGTACAAGACTTCTATGGCGTAAGAACAAGGTATGCTTACTCAAGACAACATGATGAGAGCATAGCACTTGAATTTTATGTTGATAAGAAGTATAATATCATTTCATACTTCGATGAGTGGCACAACTACATTGTAGGACAAGGATCATTATACAATAAAGAATCATACTACAAGTCTAATCAAGTACATCGGGCAAACTACCCTAAGGGTGAGACAGGTTACATGGCACCGATGTATGTCACAAAGTTTGAGAAGGATGTTCAAGATCAAGCAATAGAATATTGTTTCATCGACGCCTTTCCTCAAAGCATCAACTCTATGCCTGTTGCTTATGGTCAGTCTGAAATACTTAAAGTCACTGTCAGTTTCTTCTACTCTAGGTATGTAAAACGTAATCTTATCGGACAAAGGGGTCAGTCTAGAACTGGCAGGTATAGTAATCAAACTAAATCAAGCAACCCTGCTGATTATCTGAGAGAAGATAACAGTAGGATTGCTGCTGAGTTGGACGAACAGGTTAATCGTAATCCATTCGCAAGAGATACAGCAGATCGCTTTGGTGATTTCTTTATCAATAGAGATCTTGGAATTGGTGCCAATGATTTGTCTGGATTTGCCTAATAAATACAGTGACTGAAGTTTTTATAGGTTGTTATGCCTTTACCAAAGATTGCTACGCCAACGTATGAGTTGGAACTGCCTTCTACTAAACAGAAGATTAAGTTTAGACCTTTCCTTGTGAAGGAAGAGAAACTACTTGTTCTTGCTCTTGAAACGGAGGACTCATCACAAATTACAACAGCAATCACTCAGGTGATTAAGGGTTGTATTCTTACAAAGAATGTGAAGGTAGAAGAACTCCCTACTTTTGATATTGAATTTTTGTTCCTCAACATTCGTGGTAAGTCTGTTGGCGAAGAAGTTGAAGTCAATGTTGTCTGTCCTGATGATGGTGAGACTGAGGTTCCTGTCAAGATTTCTCTTGACGAGATTCAGGTTCAGTTCAGCGAGGAGCATTCAACCAAGATTAAGATTGATGATAACTTGATGATGGAGATGAAGTATCCATCCCTTGATCAGTTCGTTAAGAACAACTTTGATTTTAATAATCAAAGCACAATGGATCAATCATTTGAAATTATTGGAACTTGTATTGATAAAATCTTCAATGAAGAAGAAGTCTGGGCAGTAGAAGACTTCAGTAAACAGGAGGTTGAAGAGTTCCTTGAGCAGATGAATTCATCACAGTTCAAAGAGATTGAGAAATTCTTTAACACAATGCCTAAACTCTCTCATGAGATCAAGGTTAAGAATCCTAAGACTAAGAAATCAAGTACTGTCGTGTTGGAGGGTTTATCCAGTTTTTTCGCATAGGGATGGTTCACATGGATCTGGAGGGATACTTTAAGTTAAATTTCTCCTTGATGCAGTACCATAAATATTCATTAACTGAGATTGAGAACATGATGCCTTGGGAGCGAGACATTTATGTTCAATTGCTTAAGAATCATCTAGACGAGGAACAAGAAAAAGCAAAGGCAAGAGCGAATGGATGAAATCCCAGAGGGTTTAGAAGATCTACTTAATAGTATCAGGGGCGAAGGAAAGTCCCAACGATCCTCTGCGCTTGCTGTTCTTGCTAAGAAACAAAAATTAATTAATGAAACCATTGATGAGAGAATCATTGATCTTCTCGGTATTGGAGATATAATCGATATTGATTATGCCACCTACAAGACTCTTCTCCGAGAGAAGATGGCGGAAGGTAGGATGTCTGGCGGTGGGATACCAACTGAAGAGGTTGAACTCTTGACGAATGAATTCAAGAGAGTCAAGTCATCCAAGGGTAGATTTAAAGTAAAGGAAAAGAAAGTAAATACAGGATCATTCTTTACAACTGCACGACAAAAAGCACAGACTGCTCCACGACGGAAGGCACCACCTGGTGCTCTCGCTAGAACTCCCATGTTTCAACAACAGGGTTCTACCACTCAGATAGTTAATCAATTAAAAGAACAACAAGAGAAAGATGATAAGTCAGATCAATTTATCAGGAATGTTCTTGCCCCAAGTCTGAATAAGATTGAGAATAACCTTCAATCAATTTTAGAGACTGTCACTAAGCAATTTAAGTTTGAGAAGAAAGAGAGTGAGAAGGCAGCAGATGATGCTCAGAAAGCAAGGAAGAGTGATAGAGAAAACAAAAGGGAGACAAGGGTAAAGGGTGGTGTAAAGGATGTTGCTGATAAGGTAGTCAAACCTGCCAAGGGTCTGTTTGATATGATCATGGACTTCTTCAAGAACATTCTTCTTGGTGGAGCATTGATGTGGATCTTAAACTTCATCAAAGATCCTGCCGCAGCGATTCAACCGTTGATTAATGCCATCAATGGAATCATTACCTTTATCAATAATACTATATCCTCTATCTTTAACTTTATATTTGCTCCGATCAATCAAGTCATTTTAGATATCTATAATGGATTGGATGCCATTGAGACTGCCCTAAACAATGCGATTGCGAA